ATAGTAAGAGATGTTCCAGTAGAAAGGCCATGTTGAGCATGAGTAACCTCTACAACATTAGACCCATCAGACATTTTAAGAGGATCAATATCATAGGATGCTTTTAACTCACCCTTAATTGTCCCAGTTAAGACAGTCGAACTTGTATATCCAGTAATAAGAATCTCAATGCCATACCAGCGTAAGCGCAAGCCAACATAGGAAGATGTAAAGTATGCAGAACTTGCAGTGATTGTGATACCGCTGCCAGTTGATGCACTTGCCTTAAGGGTTATGGCATCATCTGCAAACTTGTAATATGGCTGGAATATCTGATCTCCATTTACACCTTCTGTAAATGCAAGCGCATCTCTTGTAAATGTCGTAGATCCAGTACGAACAATCTTCTGCATAGGCATTGTCTGGTGACAAATAATCATAACATCAGCAGCCTGAGTATAGGTCATGCTGAATAAGATTGAAGTCGTCCAAGGACAGCCCGTCAATGAGGTAATAAGTGTTCCGTCTGTTCCATAAATATCAAGGCGTGTATTGGAAAATGCAAAGATATAACGCTCAGTCGCTGAGAACTCAAATGGAACAAGGCGTGTACGTGCAGTCAACGTATTAAGATGCGTAGTGCCAGCACGACGAGCAACACCGCCCTGATTGAGCAGTGCAACATTACGTAGTTTACGTGCGCCATTTACATACGCACCAGTATCATGGCGCATATCCAAAAGCGGATCTACCTCGCCAGACGAGAAGTTTGTTTGGACAAGTTTAACGCCCATACTTACCCCCGAATTGTAGTGCGAAGTTGATGATACCGTTGAACATTAAGCCGACGAGTCGTCTGGCTCTGACTATCAAGGGAACGAGCGGCAGCAAGCTGACGAACAGCCTTTTTCTCCCACATCTCTGCCAGCATTTCCTGCGCTGCAACAGAGTAGGCAAAGATAGAAGCCAGTTGGTATTGGACAAGGGTCACAAAATACGGAGGCCAAGTGCTTTCATCGGAACGGAATGAGTAGTCAATATAGACAGTATCCTCAACCGTTGCATTGCAATAGATCATATCTTGATAGCGATCATAGGGGATCACATTATCATTAACCATGACAGCATGAACAAGAATCTGATCAGACGGAAGCTGATAAGCCGCATCCCAACGAGCATCAGGAGTGGCAGTTAAACGAGACATCTGGACTTGACCAGTTGAAAAACGCCAGCGATGACGGGATAGAAGATCTTTAACAGTATCGTCGTAAAGGTTTGAGGCTACCGTTGCTTCCGTCGTGCCATCATCAAAGGATGTGATAGGTGCAGCACCAATCAGAATCAAAGCACGAGCGCAAATATCAATGTCGGTAATAGCCACTATTTATCTCCACATAAAGAAATGGGAGGGACATGTAATCCCTCCCACAATAGGGGCGAAAAGGAGGAAACGCCCCTAACTATTAGGTGCCATTGGTGGTCGTGACAGTAGAAGCACCAGTTGCAGAAGTCACAACCAGCATGTCAACAGTCTGTGTACCACCAACAGAGCCGACAACAAGAATAATGTCATTCTGCTTCAGATCATCGGTTGCGGTATTGAAGTAACCAGAACCAGCAATCGTCAGAATAGCATCGGCAGACGAGTAGTAATGCAACTGACGCGCACCACCAGCAAGTTTAGTAAACCCAGAACGAGCGAACGCCATGATCAATTACTCCTTAATCTGGACTTCATAGACACCGCGAGTATCGATCAGGATAGAACCCTGCGACATGCTCGAAGTAATGAGGTGAGCCGCCTTTTCAGGCACATAGTTCACTTCGGTGGATACGTCCTGACCAGAAGCAAGGCCGACAGCAGTGCGATGATAGGCAAAGCACTTACGGATAGTCGAAGCAATCGGCAGACCAGAGTGGGTCATCCACATGAAGCCAAGCCAACGCTTTGCAACCATCCCGCCCTTGTAGGGAAGATCATCGGGACCAACAAAGTCAGCATCGCTGAATGCGCTGATACCGAGCAGATCAACCCAAGCAGCAGGAGAGATGATGAAGTAACGCTCGCCGTCATCGGGAACATCATTCGTGCCAAAGGTTTCAAAGACCGTGTTAATCTTTGCCTGAGTCAGACCGTCAGTGCCAGCTTCGGTGATCGTATTTGTCGTGGCATCAAGCTGCGTGATGATCAGATCATCCGACTTACGGCCCAATGCATTAGCAGCCGACTGAGCAACAACTTGACGCTCATCAATGTTGATCTTCAACTCATCAAGTTTATCAACATAGTCAGCAGCATAGTAGTCAGACAGGGTGCATTCGACGTTTGTGTGATCAATGCTCATTACAGGAACATTGCCATGACGACCCTTCTGCGAAGCCGTGCCAGTGCCGACTTTCTGGAAGGTAGTCGATATGCCATTCACATTACCCTTGAAGCGGGTGGTATTACGAAGTTTCGAGCCAGCACGCTGATAAGCCATATGCACTTCGGACTCGAACTGTTTAATAAACGCCTGATCAATGGTCAAAGCCATAATGCGTTCCTTTCACTGTTCAATTACACCTTGGGTTAGAAGGTTATCCGATTGCATTGAGGTAATAAGTTATCCCTTACGGGGCTTACTCAACTTAATACGGGCCTCGAACCGGATCTTTCTATTAAGATAGTTAGCTAGTCAATGGACTTATTCTCATTGTATACAATGATCCACTATCTTTGAACCCAAATCCTTCAACATAGAGCCGTCTAGCAACTTCTGGATTAATTCCTGTTGTTACACCACAGCGAATATCCAAACATCCAGAGGCTTTGGCCCATCGCAGAAATGCTTGTAATAGTCGTATAGCACAAGTTGACCCTCTGAAATCCTTGCGAACATAGAAAGCAAGGTCAGCAGCATAAGAAGCAGAATCAGAAAACCAATATCGTGTTTTGACACCAACCATCATCCCGATTAACTCACTGCCTTCATACCCAACAAAGCAAACATAGTCTGGATTATCAAGGCATTGCTGCGCGAGACTCAACAGACTACGTTCACTAAATGGAGTGGATGCATAGGAACTCTCTCCATGCATCTCACGACCAGCATTGATGCAATCAATTACATCTTCTGGCTCCATCTGTCGGATAATCATTAGCCATATTTCTTCTTAAAGAAGGATTCGACCTTGGAAATATAGGTAGGATCACGATCAGCAGGATGCCAATAGCGTCGATCCTGCATCATCTTCTTTATATCGGCTTCAGATGTATCAGCAGGAGCAGCATCGATGACAGTGCCAGCTTCCCCACGAATCATACTCATCATTTTCTCTATGGTTGCAACACCTTCGGCAGTCGTACAGATACGTTCGATAGAACGTTGCTCATCAGGAGTAAAGTTTTTACCGACCCAAAGACCAATGGCTTCTGTCCGAGCCTTAGCATTATCACCAAGTTTCTCCATTTCCTTATTATAGTCTGGCATCTCTGCCATCTTTGACTCAATATAGGTCTGGATACCAGTCTGGAATGTTTCCTGATCAAATCCATTTTCAAATGAAAACTCTGACCACCATTTTGTCAGAGGATGATTGGCAACTTCCTCGGGTTGGATGCCTTCAATGTCAGGAATTGCATAGAGATCAGCGGACTCCGGTCGATTATTGTAGGCTTCTGCTGCCAATTCATCAATCAACTTTGCTTTCAGTTCATCCTCTTTGGACCGAAAGCGAGTTTCAAGTTCGCCATAGGATTTGGCAAGCTGTTCATAGTTTGGCTTGTCCTCAATCCAAAATTTCTCAGGTAGCCATTCGGGGCGACCTTCCACATTTGTAGTCTCGGTCTGTTGACCATTAGCATTAGAAGTATCTTGACCTTCTGTTGCGGTAATCAAACTCATTTAAGTTTTCCTTTTTCAATGCGCTGCTCGATAATGCCGACAAGGAAGCGCGATCCTTCTCGATGCATCAGTTCATTTGGCGTAATATTGGGACCGCCAACATGATTTACTGTAATTGATCGCAAATATGCAAGACATTCTTTTGCGCCTTCGCTAGAGAATACCCCGTTAAATAGACGATTAAGTTCGTATTCTTTGGTTTCTGACCGCTCTATGCCGTCACATCCCACCACCAGCCGCACTTTGCGTGGGCTGTTCTGGCTGCTGTTGTCCATTCATGGCACCCATTTGTTGAGTAAGTTGGGCCACCAATTTAGCGCGTTCGCTATCAGAGCGCAACAGACGCTCAGGAACACTGAACTTATCAGCCAGATACTTGGCAGCATCCTCACTCTTGACCAGCAGATTCACAATCTGTGGGCCAAATCGTTGTTGA